ACCCATCCTCGGCTCTTGCAATGACCGTTACCTCGGCCGGAGCAGGAACCGATGAGGGTGTAAAGGTTTTGGTCATGGGCCTTGACGCTGACTGGAACGAGGTCAGCCAAGAGGTCACCTTAGACGGTAGCGGCGTGGCGACCACCACCCAGACCTTCCGCCGGGTGTATCGGGCGTATGTCTCTGGAAGCCAAGCTCCCACCGGGAATATCACCATTGCTAACGGTGGGACGACCTACGCACAGATCACAAACGGGGAAAACCAAACCCTAATGGCGGTCTGGACTGTCCCGGCAAACCACACGTTCTACCTGACCCGTGGAACAGCGACCCACGGTACGGACACTGCTGGCGCATACATGACCATCCGGTTCATGACGCGTCCCTCTGGTGGGGTTTTCAGGACTGCGACGAAGGTTGATGTCACTGGCGCAGAGCTGGTTTTCCCGTTTGATGTTCCGCTTAAGCTTGAAGAGAAGACCGACCTTGAGGTTCGGGCGATCTGCAGCAAGAACCAGAACAACGCAGTGTCTGCGACCTTCGAAGGGATTCTGGTGAGGAACGATGCCTAAGGCGAAGGCTCCAGCCAAGAAGCCAGAGAGCCGAGTTAACGAGGCCGGTAATTACACCAAGCCGGCCATGCGTAAGCGCCTCTTTGAGAAGATCAAGGCTGGAGGGAAGGGCGGCAAGCCCGGCCAGTGGTCGGCGCGAAAGGCACAGATGCTCGCCAAGGAATACAAGGATCAAGGCGGAGGCTACCGGGACTGATGGCAAGGAGAGCGCCGCAGAAAAGCCTAAACAAATGGACCAAGGAGAAGTGGGGCACCAAGTCCGGAAAGCCCTCAACCCAAGGCCCTAAGGCGACCGGAGAGCGTTACCTACCAAAGAAGGCAAGGGACGCTCTTTCCGCAAGTGAGTACGCGGCGACCTCTGCCAAGAAGCGCAAGGACACGAAGGCCGGCAAGCAATTCTCGAAGCAGCCGAAGAGTATTGCGAAGAAGACGGCGAGGCATAGACGATGAGCCTTACTGACGCAGAAAAGAATCGATTAAAGAAGGCCGGCCTGTCCGGCTTGAACCAACCGAAGAAGACCCCGAGCCACCCGAGCAAGAAGGGCGTTGTCGCTGTCCGGGACGAAGGCAAGGTTAAGATCATCCGGTTCGGCGACCAGAGCATGGGGCATAATTACTCCGAAGAGGCCCGGAAAAACTTCAAGGCTCGCCATGGCAAGAACATCAAGAAGGGTAAGACCTCCGCCGCCTACTGGGCGGACAAGGTTTTCTGGGCAGGAAAAGGAGGCTCTAAGAAGTCTCCTCCGAAATCTCAAAAGCAAAAATTCGGAAAGAGCTGATGGCCGACAAAAAGAAGCAAGTCAAGGTCGAGAAGGTGATGGGCGAGTTCAAGCGCGGCAAGCTCAAGTCTAGCTCTGGGCAGAAGGTCACCGACCGGGATCAGGCTGTGGCGATCGCGATGTCAGAAGCCGGAATAAAGAAGATGTCGTCAGGTGGCAGGATTGACGGCATGGCAACACGAGGACTCACAAAAGGCCGGATGTGCTAGGAGAGGTTCATGGACGGTAAAAAACTATTATCCAATCTTAGTCCGGCCTATGCGCTCATGACGGGGGAAAGCACCCCCATGACTCGAGGCTTACGAGCGCTAAGCCCCGCCCTTCGTATGCTGACCGACGAGCCCGACAGGGAATCCGTCGAGCAGGATGACGAGGGGCGCATCGTTGTGTCTGTCGAGACCGGAGGGAAGATGAACCGCTCGAACATGGAAAAGCAAATGATGGCCTACGGTGGCAAGACCAAGGCCAAGAAGATGATGAAGGGTGGGAAGACTTACTCCACCGATGGCTGCGCCATGCGCGGAATGACCAAGGCCAAGAAGAAGTAAGTGGCTACCAGCGGAACCGCCACGTTCAACCCGGATTTCCTTGAGATTGCCGAGGAGGCTTTCGAGAGGGCCGGGATTGAGCTGAGATCAGGTTACGACTTCCGGACTGCCCGGAGGTCGATGAACCTGCTTGCGCTTGAGTGGGCAAACCGTGGCATCCATTTGTGGATGATCGAGGAAGGGACTCAGGTCCTAACCCCGGGAACGGAAACCTATGTCTTGCCGGCGGACACCATCGATATCCTTGAGCACCAGCTCCGAACAAATTCCGGGGTCAGCAACCAACAGGATACCCGCCTTGAGCGAATCTCCTTTGCAGGCTATGCGCAGATTCCGAACAAGCTTGATCAAGGGCGCCCGGTCCAGATTTTTATCGATCGCCAGATCACCCCTCAGTTCACGCTCTGGCCTGTCCCTGATGATTCTGAGACCTATACGGTCGCTTACTGGCGTATGCGGCGCATTCAAGACGTGGGCGATAGCGGAGCAAACACGATCGATGTGCCGTCTCGGTTCATCCCTGCGCTGGTCGCTGGCTTGGCTTATCACATTGCCATGAAGCTCCCGGACCCCGGGCAGCGCCTTGCGATGCTGAAGGCTGTATACGACGAAGAGCTTCAGAACGCGCTCGACGAAGACCGGGTGAAGACAGACCTCAAGCTTGTGCCTCGGATGTACAAGACCCGATGAGCTACGCACAGGGCAAGCATGCATTTGGGTTCTGCGATCGATGCGGGTTTCGCTACCCGCTGAATGAGCTGGCGAATCAGGTCCAGAATCGCATGCCCACAGACATCTATGTTTGCCCCGAGTGCTACGACGAGGATCAGCCTCAGCTTTGGGTGGGCGAGATTCGGGTCGATGACCCGCGCCCGCTTGAGAACCCTCGCCCGGACACCTCTCTGGAGGAAAGCCGGGCACTGAGCGTAACGTACAACACGTTCTCGGCGCCCCTCCAAGGGATGATCGGGACAGTCACGGTGAGCATTAGCTGATGGCCCTGACCTATACGACCCTAAAGGCGGCGATCCAGACCTACCTCAAGGACTCGGACACCGAGTTCGTTGCGGACCTTGATGTCATCATCAAGCAGGCCGAGGATCGAATCCTAAAGTCGGTGCAGCTCCCTGATTTCCGGAAGAACAGCACCGGGAACATGACGACCGGGTCGGTCTATCTGTCTATGCCGACGGACTTTTTGGCGGCTTATTCCCTAGCCGTGATCAACGGATCGTCTTACGAGTACCTGCTCCAGAAGGACGTGAACTTCATTCGTCAGGCATTCCCAAATGCTTCTGCTACTGGGACGCCTCGTTTTTACTCAATCTTTGACGACGATACGTTTATAATTGGTCCAACGCCGGATGCCAATTACACGGCGGAGCTTCATTATTTTTACCGCCCGGCATCCATCGTTGACGCTGGCTCGAGCTGGCTAGGGGAAAACGCGGAGCATGCTCTGCTTTATGCGTGTCTCACTGAGGCCTATGGATACCTCAAGGGTGAGCCGGACTTGGTCCAGCTCTATGAGGCAAAATACAAGGAGGCCATGCAGGGCCTCCAGTCCCTCGGCGAGGGATACAACACCACAGACAGCTACCGTGCTGGAGCTGTACGGACGATGAGGTAAAACATGTTCAAGATCGTGGGCGGCGATATAGACGTGACGGTGGCGACCACCAATGACGGTGGGTTCTCACCAGAATACTGGGCGGGTAGGGCAACAGAAAAGATTGTCTCTGTAAGCGATCAAGCACCAAAGCCGATTAGAGACCAAGCGCATGCGTTTCGCGGACTCGTCGAGCACGTCGTGACGCATTTCATGCGGGAAGCTATCAAGAGCGACCGCACTACCCTTGCCGCCTTACTCAGGAAGCAAGGACATGAGGAGATCGCCAAGATCATTGGCGACATCTAAAGGAGCAATCTCATGGCCATTACCCAAGCAATGTGTACGTCCTTCAAGAAGGAGCTTCTTGAGGGCATTCACGACTTCCGCACCACCGGCGACGCGTTCAAGATCGCGCTGTTCACCAGCGCAGCTACCCTTAGCGCAGCAACCACGGCGTATGCCGTCACCAACGAGGTGTCTGGCACGGGCTACACTGCTGGCGGTAACACGCTCAGCAAGGTGAACCCCACGTCGTCCGGCACGACTGCCTACACGGACTTCGCTGACACCACTTGGTCGTCTGCGACGATCACCGCCAATGGCGCTCTGATCTATAACAGCACTGATAGCAACGCCGCTGTTGTGGTTCTCGCTTTCGGCGGCGACAAAACGTCCACCAACGGGGACTTCACCATTCAGTTCCCGACGGCAGGCGCAAGCACCGCCATCATTCGTATCGCCTAACATCCTCATTAGGCGTTTTACTGAATGGCCTTGATTGCGGGATGGGGCCGAGGGTCTTGGGGCGAAGGCGGCTGGGGTTCTGAACTCCCAGTAGTCACCTCAGGGCTCTCGGCCTCTGGCGGTGTAGGAACCGTTACAGTCGCTGCTGGCGCGACGGCTGTGGTTTCTGGCGTCTCCGCATCAGGGAATGTTGGCTCGCTTGTCATAACCGGGGATGCCCGAGTTATCGAGACAGGCGTCTCTGCAACAGGTCAGGTTGGCTCTGTCGTCCTGTCCCTCGGTTGCAGATTCTCGGTTACAGGAGCTGCCGCCACCAGCGGCGTTGGCTCGCCCACCGTAAGTGCGGATGCCCGCACTATCGGAACAGGCCTCTCTGCCACTGGCGCCGTCGGAACGGTAGGTATCTTCACCGGGATCATGGTTCTGGTCACCGGGCTTTCTGCTACCGGTCAGCTTGGCAACGAGACAGTCACTGCTGACGCCAACATTCCAGAAACAGGCCTCTCTGCTACCGGCGGGGTGGGCAGTGTTACCGTATCTGCTGATGCAGGGGTTGTCGCGTATGGCTTTACGGCCATTGCAAATCCCAATCAGAAAGCCGCAGATGATGCGCGCTACATCGCGTTCAGCAATCAAATTTTCCGGGCGCTCTACCCGGACACCAAGGTTTATGTAGACGGCGTTCTCTCGGCCACGCTGACGAATGTTGGCGACACGACGACCGTCTCTGCGACGCACTCTGCAAGCAAGTTCATCACCACCGACAAGCCGATTGCTAGCGCGGGCAACAATGACAGCCTTGCCGCCGCGCCGATCTCATGGTCGGGCACGAACTTTAGTACCCGGATTGATCGGTATAACGACTCATCCCTTGTTATTGAGTCCGTCAGCACCTATACCGCTGTACGGATTTACCGTGGAACCACCCTTACCTACACGCTCTATACGTCTCCCGGAAATCCGGTCGAGACAGTTGGATTGTTTGGGACTTGGGGCGCCCAAGTCTGGTCAGTTATTTCAGACCAGCCAGTCGTCGTTGCTTCCCGCTCGGCCGGTCAGGGTGGAACAAACACCACCGACACAGACATCCTGTTCCCTGAGTCTACAGAGATATACGGTCACGGGACCACCCTTACCAGCTCCTCTAATCTCGGCAACTCTCTTACCGTAACGACCTATCTGTCGAACACGGCCGGGTCGGAAATCGACACGTTCACCAGCGGCGGCTACACCACTACCGCAGGCCGTGGCACAGATTACACGCTCGGCAACTACACTCGCAGCGTATCTACCACGCCCTTTGCGATCCGGGTGCAGGCGGATTCGGACGGTGGAGAGACCACCAACGGTGCCGGCGTACACGCCCTCGCGACGCACTTCACTCTGGTTGACAAGGCGGAGTTTTTCGCTGTCGTTGCACCTCCCGAGGCGGACGGGAAAAAGCTTCGCATCTACAACTCCAGCGGCACTCTGCTCAGCACTCATACCTTCAGTGCCGGGGACGCGAACCGCCCGTGCGCGCTTTACCTTGCGGCAAGTGATGCAGAGCGTCCGAACCTTGGGTTTACCCTGCCAGCAGGCACACAGGTTGTTTCTGAATACCCCTGCTTTATCGTCTGGGAAGACGATAACCCAGACGCCGACGAAAGCATCTTCTACGGCGGCGGCTTCTTTGACGACCCGATCGCCGACTCTGGCGTTATCGCTGACGCGGTGGTGTCGGTCACAGGAAACTCCGGCACAGGGCAGGTAGGGGACGAGACCGTCACCGCTGATGCAGTGGTCGTGGGGACCGGGCTTGCCGCCACAGGTGCCGTTGGCAACGAAACCGTTGTCGCGAAAGCTATCGTTTCAGTTACTGGAGCGGCAGGCACCGGCCAAGTCGGCAACGAAACCGTCACTGCAGATGCGCAGGTAGTCGAGACTGGAGTTGCCGGGACGGGTGCTGTTGGCTCGGTTACCGTCGAGGCTGCGGCAAATGTTATTGAAACAGGCCTCGCAGCTACCGGCGCCGTAGGGGACGAGACTGTAACAGCCGATGCTGTCGCCGTTGTTACTGGCAACGCTGGCTCCGGTGGTGTTGGCTCCGTCAGTGTTACGGGCGACGCTCTGGTCGTGGAGCCGGGGCTTTCTGCTACAAGCGCGGTGGGCACGGTCACTGTCGGATCGGACGCCAATGTCTCGGTCACAGGCAACTCGGGCACCGGCGAAGTCGGGAATGAAACTGTCACCGCTGATGCTGATGTACCTGAGACCGGTCTGTCGGCTACCGGGGATGTTGGTAGCGTAACGGTCGCTAGCGATTCTATCGTTGTTGTTACTGGCAACGCTGGCACAGGCGCAGTCGCTTCTGTAACGATTACTGCTGATGCCGATGTTTCAGAAACAGGGCTGTCTGGCTCCGGTAGTGTTGGGGCAGTAACCGTCTCCGGGGATGCAGTTTTCTCTGTCTCCGGAAACTCTGGCACCGGGCAAGTAGGAAACGAGACGGCCACTGCCGGGGCCTTGGTGAGCGTCACAGGCCTTGGTGCGACCACGGCTATTGGCGAAGAAGAGGTCTCTGGCGACTGCCTCGTAATTATTAATGCGTCCGGCACGGTGACCGCTCCCCTTATCAGCGTTCCGGCTCAGGACAACGCTGCTTGGACAGAGCGTACCGCAGACATCTCTGCGTACATCGGGCGCACCGCTCGTCTCGTTGTTCTTTACCAGTCTCTCGGGGATTACCGAGGCGACATCCAGCTTGATGATTTCAATATCGGCGGCAACACCTTCGACCCGGAAGATGGGACGAATGGATTCCAAGTACAGACAACTGACGACAATTCCAAGCTTTCTAATCCTTCGTCGATCCAAGCAGATTACGAAGCGGTTAGCTGGACGGACCTTGTTACTGACACTGACACTCACACGCCAACAACGGACGCGGGGTTCTTCTACCGCGACAACTCTGGGACTCCGTCTGGAAGCACCGGGAATACCAGCGGCAACACCGGGTCGTACTATTACTTTGCCGAAGTGTCATATGCGGGAACGGACAACGACATCTGGCTACGCTCGCCTGAAGTCGTAATCAACACTGGCGATCTAAGTGTTTACACGGCCCAGAATGGCGCCTTCTGCGGCCCGATCTATTTCTATCTTGAGCTGACGGATATCGCTGCCGGCGGCGCGGTAGGCTCCGCCACCGTTGAGGCTGCGGCTAACGTATTAGAAACAGGCCTGAGCGGAACGGGCTCTGTTGGGACGGTAACGGTCGGTTCAGATGCCAATGTTGTTGTCACAGGCAATTCCGGGACTGGTCAGGTCGGCAACGAGACGGTCACGGCTGATGCTGATGTCCCTGAGACTGGTCTGGCGGCAACGGGTGGCGTCGGAAGCGTAACGGTTACCGCAATCGCATCTATCTCTCCGGCCGGCGTCTATGCTGCCTCGAACTATAGCCAAGAGTATGGGAAGACGCTTAGCGGAATTCTTCCGGAAGGGCAGATATCCGGGGACTTTGCTAATCGCGGCTTAAACATTCTGATGAGCGGGGAGGTCGTCCTTCCCGCCTCGTTCACGGGCGGACCATACTGCCTCTGGGAGCATGGCGGCACCGGGGTTGGATCATGGCTAGGGGTATTCCAAGACCCCGGCGATAGCGTTTGGAAGTTGCGCTTCCGGGCCGGTGAAGGCACGACCATACAGACTGCCGACACCGATCTTGCCTTGGCTAACGTCGCAATCTCAAGCATCCCAGAGTTTGATGGCAACACCCACACCATCACCTTTGACATCCGAATCAACCCCGGTCGCTGCCGAGTTTTCATTGATGGGCGCCTTGTTCTTGAGGGTAATACCACTACGGGCGGCGCCCTTGAACTCAACCTTTGGTCTGGTGGCGACGTTGGGGGCTGGGGCATCGGATATAGCGGCTGTCCGGGAGGAGAAGGCTCTTATCAGGCGCTAACTGCTTGGCCCGGCTCGATACAAAGCGAACTTCGCTACTACGAGAACACGCTAGCCGCTGAAGCAGGTCCGGTCATTGCGGTTGTCGCTGACGCTAACGTCCCGGAGACCGGCCTTTCCGCCACCGGCGGCGTCGGCTCTGTAAGCATCGTTGGTGATGCGCTATTCAGCGTTACGGGTAACGAAGGAACCGGCGAGGTTGGCACTGCGACCGCAAAAGCCGGGGCCGTTGTTGTTGAGACTGGCCTGAGCGCAACCGGTTCTGTCGGAACCGTGATTGCCACGGCTGGCGCCACTGTTGTTGAAACAGGCTTGTCTGGCACAGGGGCTGTCGGCTCTGTCACTGCAACCGGGACCGCCACCATCGTTCCCACCGGGGCCGCCGGATCAGGTCAGGCCGGCAGCGTAACGATCTCCGCTGATGCTCTGGTCATTGAGACCGGGGTTTCTAGCACGGGGGCTGTTGGCAACATTGCGATTGCCGGTGACGCCCGAGTCATCGAGACCGGCCTATCCTCCACCGCCTCCGTGGGCTCTGTAACTGTCGCCGCATCGGCATCTGCCCAGCCTTCTGGTCAAAGCGGAATCGGCGAAGCTGGGTCTGTAGTCGTCAACACGGATCAAACTATCTCGGTCCTTGGCATCGCCGCCACCGGGGCGACCACCACCCCG